AAGTCTACATCTTGAGGGGATGATTCCAGCACCGTTCCAGAGCCGGTTCCTGGCGTCTGAACTCAACAATCTGGTCTTGTCCGGCTTGGCGACGCAACGGGTGCCGGGTCAAGATAATATCCCGATGATCGCACGGGAAACAACAACCTACACACTCAACCTCTATGGTGCACCGGATGATGCCTATGATGTTGCAACTACTCTCGCGACGTTGGCGAGGATTTTGCGCAACCAGCGGCAGGCGATCACGTCGAAATATCCGCGCCACAAGCTGGCTGACGATGGTACCAGGTTTGGTGCGGGGCAAGCCATCGTCACACCAAAAATCGTCAAGGCTGAACTCGTATCGCAATATCGGATCGACGAGTTCAATGGTCTGGTCGAGAATGGTACGGCGTTCAAAAATGCCTTGATTGTCGAGCGCGACTCGAATGATCCCAATCGGATGAATGTTCTGTACCCGCCGGATCTCGTCAATGGTCTCAGGATTTTTGCGGTGCTGGCACAATTCAGGCTGCAGTTTAACAGAGGGGTTGACCTCGCGATTATCTAAATGACTATTCTCATATCAGCCTTTGTCAGTGGTCTTATAATCGGTGGTTATGTCGGTTATAAGATTACGATGAAGTTGGTTGTAGAAGTCTTGATTGAAAACAAACAACGAAAGGGATTGAAATTATGGCCCAAAGAATAGCGGGTGTAGCTTTCCTCAAGGTTGATGGCACTCTCTACCCCTTGCGAGGAAATTTCACGGTCAGTCCATCGTCGGTGGAGCGCGCCGGTATCGCGGGTCAGGACTATATTCACGGTTTCAGTGAGCTGCCCCGCATCCCGGTCATCTCCGGTGACGTATCATTGGTTCCTGAACTATCGATGGACGATGTCGAGGCTGTCGTCCTTGCGACGGTCACGGCGGAATTGGCCAACGGCAAGACCTACGTGCTGCGGGAGGCTTGGTGCACGGGTGCGCTCGAACTCAATACTCGTGAAGGTCAGACGCGGATCACCTTTCAGGGTATTTCGTGCGACGAGATATAATAATGGAGCAAAACGACTGGTACGCTCGTCGGGAGCGGGCGGGGTTGACACCCTGATCTGACGGTTCGATCCCGTCACCAGTCGCCAAACCGGAGGGTTTCATTTTGAAAGTTGATCTTATCCATGCCTTGAGTAGCATACCTGTTGGTTTCACATGGACATTTCCCGCTGAGATTCAGCGCTGGGTTGACGGTGATAGTGTGTTTGTGATGATCCAGCGTACGGCCCGTGAGAAGTTGATGGATGTTGAGCTTCGTCTCGACGGTATCAACGCGGTGGAACTCAAGACGACTTTCGGTCAGGAAGCAAAGGCTTTTATGGAAAAGTTAGCTCCTGTCGGTTCAGCGGTGATGTTAGTCGAACGCAATCACAAAGAAAAATATGGTCGTGAACTTGCGCGGGTCTTGTTACCTGATGGCCGGGACTTGTGTAATGAGATTTTGACGGCCACGGCAAGTGACGGAGTAACCCCGTTGGCGGTACCATATAATCCATAATAAAAATCAGGGAGGTTAATTTGGTAGACGAACAGGACAAGGTTGAACCTCCGAAAGCAAACGGAGCTGTTTCACCAATCGTGGTCAAGCTTCGCAAGGCTGTGCCCGCTGATGGTGACGAGGTCATGGAGTTGACATTTCGTGAACCAACAGCTGGGGACATTGATCGCGTTGGCAATCCCGTGATGATTGATCCATTTGGCGATGTACCGAAATACAGCTTCGATGCAAAGATGATGACTAACATGATGTCGGTGCTGGCGGCGGTGCCACCTTCGACAATCAAGCGGATGCATCCGAAGGACTGGAACAACGCAGCCTGGCTGCTATTGCGTTTTTTCACTCCGGACCTCTGAGGGAAGATGTTGTTCTGGATTGCTATTGGCTTGCCAAGCATTATGCGATTGATCCAGACGTTTTTTTGAACAAATCGCTCTCAGTGGTCCAAAGACATATGCAATGGACTAAAAAGTTGATGCAGATTATGCAAACTTCAGAGGATGAATGAATGCCTACCGAAGGCGAAATGAATGCTGCAGTATCGGGTGCCATACAGGCTCTACAGCAGCTTCAGAAAGAGGGCGCGAAAACCAGTGCCGTAATGAAGGAGGCGGCGGGCAAATCTGGTGGGTTCGGCCAAGTCAACGAATCTTTGCTTAGTATTGCCAAGAATCTGGCCGGTCCTGTCGGTGTTGCCGCAGGCTTCTATGCTGCTGGCAAGGCACTTGCAGAATTTTCTGATCAGCGGCTCGCGTTATCAGAGTTTGCGAAAGATGTGCATTTGAGTGCCGATTCTGTTTACGGGTTGCGTCGTGCCATGTTTCTGGCCGGTAAGGAGGGGGCAGAGGCTGATCGTGCGATTGCCTCATTTAGTAGTACCATTCAAGATTTGAATGCCAAAAAATTCGCAGCTCCTGTCTTCCAGGATTTGATTCAGAAGGGTCCGGACATGCAGAAGGTCGTCAAGGATTTGATGGCCTTTGGTGATGACGTTGATGGTGCACTGCGATATGTAGAATCGCATTGGAAGGATTGGGGGACTCGATTTCGTCACGAGTTTCTCGAAGCTTTCCACATGAGTGAGTCCGATATGCAGGCGACGTTTGGCAGACTTAGTGGTCAGATGGACGAGCATATTCAAAAGATGGCTGAAGACAATGCCAAGCGGTGGCGAGGATATCGGCAAATGTTTTCGGATGCAGGGGAGTATGCTTTTGGTGGCTTACTCGATCTTATGGACAGATTGAGTCCAACAGCACTCGAAGCAAGACGCCAACAAATCGAGAAGTTGCTGACGCCGAAGGCTGTTGATCCATTAGCAAAATATTCCATTGGCGAAGACCCAATGGGTGCCGACTACCAGCGACCTGAGTCGTTGGTTGGAAAGGTTCATGGCTGGCTCGGCAACCGAAGCGATGCTGGCACGCATCCCGATATTACCGACTTTTCCGGTCGACGCAGGACCGATGATTTGATCGATGTTCAGACTGACTCTAGTAAGACGTTGCATGATATACGTGATAGCTTGCAGCGGATGGAGACAGATGTTGGTGATGTTAGAAGTAGCAACGTTGGTGGAGGTCGTCACGGTTTGGCTCGTCGATTAGGTATTGATACTGCTACGCCTGGTGGTGGAGGTGGTGGGCTACGTGACGTGGTTGGGGGTGGTGGTGCGCTGGGTGGCAAGGCTGATGTTGCTGACGTTGCAAATCTGGCTGGTAATGAGGCTTTGGAAAAGCAGCGCGCATCCCGCATCGCCGAGATCAACAACGATCCTGAATTGCATACGAACGTTTTGAAGATGCTTGCTCTTGAGGAGAGCAAGGGAGTTCCAAGAACGGCTGCGATGGAGGCGCTACTCAATCGCTCTGTTATGACCAAGAACTCTATCAAGCAGGAGTTGTTCAGTGGTTTTTATGGTCCGATCAATCGAGGGGGTTTGAACAGGGAATTGGGCGAAGGGTCAAGAGCAACGTCACAGGCGGCAATGGATGCGGCTGGGCGTGGCAGTAATCTCATCCAAGGGCGTACCGATCAAGGTGCTCCTGGTGATCCCAATGCTCGTGGTCCTGGTCTAATAAAAGTTCCGGGGACGGGTGGGATTTATAATTATTGGCAAGGCAAACGTGGAGGTCATTTTTATTCCCACGAGGAAAGCGCTGCTTTTGCTGAACAACAAAATCGATTGGCGGATAGACTGGTCCCAACATTGGGAGAACGAAAACAAACGAGGTATGATTTTCGTCGTGGTGGTGACGCCCGCCCTGGTACGGACAGCGGTACGCAGTTTGGTGGTGGTGATGAGGATGATGTCCACGCCCGTGATATGACTGATACGCAGTTTGGTGGTGGTGACGCTTCCATGTCTGCCACCGTTGATTTCAAGAACATGCCTTCGTGGGTGCGGACATCGATTGATGACAATGGTAAGTTCAAGAATCTGAAGGTGTCACGGTCGACACCGCAAGGAGGTCTCAGCGAACAAAATCCATGGGCTTATGACAGGTAAGGAATAAAGCATCAAATGGTCTGGCCAAATCCCGAAGAGGTGGCGGTGCTTACTGTTGATGGTTTTGAATTCCGGGACTGGGAAAGCGTGCAGGTTCGTCACAGCAAAGATCAGCATCCGTATTTTTCGGTGAGGTTCACATGTTCGGAGGGTATGCCGCTCTACAAGAACTTCGCTGTGATGCAGATCAAACCTGGTCAATGGTGCAGCGTGACGTTGGGTGGGAAGCTCGCGGTCAGTGGTTATGTTTATAGTCGACAGGTGGTAGTTGATGCACGTCGTCACCACGTCGAGATTCAAGCGGGCTCCAATGTTATAACCGCAGCCTATTCGTCCGTTGTTTCGAAGACGGGTGAGTTCAAAGATATCACTGCCGAGAAGTTTCTCAAGAGTATCTTTACTGGTATTGGGATTAATTTCAGGGTGGCTGGCAAATTGCCTGAAACTAAATTTCCACGCATCTCTATTACTCATGGGCAGTCGGTGTTGGAAGCAGCGGAGACGGTACTCGGTCAGATTGGTCACTACCCGATGACCTCAAGTCCGCAAGGTGGCGTGATCGTGATTGCTGAGCACCGAGAGGGTGAGGATACGATTTACGAAGGCGATCTTGGTAACCCTCGATATATTGAGGGGCGTGAGGTTATCTTTAATCCTGGTATGGCCACTGGTATGTACAGCATGGCGCAGGGTGAGGGCAAAGACGGTAAATGGGGAGCTCCTGTTTCGCACGCACCTTTTTATGCTGATCCGTTCAATATATCCTTGGTGGGTGGCAATGTTCCTCTAATCAAGGTGCTGGAAATACCGACCGCCAATCCCGAACAATTCATGGCCGGTCGTCTGACCGCCGAGAAGGAGATGCAGGGCAGTGACTTGATCACCGTTACCGTAACGGTGCAGGGTTGGATGCGCCCGTCGGGTGGTTTGTGGAACATTCTTCAGAAATGTCGTGTCGTTTCTCCGATGCTGGTGATGGATGGAAGTCTTGCCCTGATCCCGAAGAATATCATTTTCACTCAGGACAATCAGGCCGGCACGCGTACCACGTTGGAACTGTGCAATGAAAATGCACTGGGTATTATCCAGGGGTTGACGAGTTCGAGTTAAGGTGGATTAAGAAAATGCGAGAACTGCGATCTAATGGTACCGGTGCTGCTCGTCAAGCACAAATGAATATGGCGCGCGCTACAGTACGCGAGTTTGATGATGAGCATCTGCTGCAGGAAGTCAAGGCAGCAGATGTTTTTCACTCGGAGACACCAACCAATTTTGAACGTTTCCAGATGGTTGGATTATCTTCAATGCCGTTGAAGCAAGAAGAGGATAAGCAGACGCAGCAAAAGCAGATGCAGCAGGACGATGGCTTCAATCATAACCAGCCAAAGGGTAAAGCTGCCGAGGCTGTGATGCTGTACCCAGGTGGAAGGTCACATCCAATTGCAATCGTTGACGATCGTAGGGTTCGCCCTTATGCGATGAAGCCGGGTGAGACGTCGCTGTATGCAGCGTCAGGCACGGGTCAGATGTTGTTCCACAATGATGATGGTTCGCACCTTGTTGTTACTAATAATCCTCCCGAGCAATCAACAGACAACAAGGATAAGGAACGCTATGCGTCATTGCGTCATGTCAAGAAGAAAAAGCAGTCACGCGAGATCAAGCAGGGTCAGAAAATTGAAGACCCCAAGCATCAGGGTGAGACGGTCAATCTCGAGATTAGGGCGACTTCATCCCGCATTGAGTTTCGTTCCGGTGATGATGTAGTAGGATATTACGACAAGGCTGGAAAGAAATGGGTGTTCATTGGTGAGATTCATCTTGGTAAAGAAGATGCATCACATCCAGTTTATGGTGTCAATGGTGGTGTTGGCAAGACATCGAAACCGTCAGGAGACGGTGCTGTACTGATTGATGCACCGAAACCCGGACCTCCGACTGAACTGGATACACAGCCATGAGTCAGATTTCAGATATCATAAATCCATGGCGCGCAGTTTTATTGGGGGAGCCTGCGTCCTTTAGGGATGTCATTTTTCACGTCGAGAATGGCGGTCGTTCTTCGGGGCGGAGAATTGTTACTCATGAGTATCCAAAACGCAATGATCCATATGCAGAAGATATGGGACGATCAGTTAGGCGTTTTTCATTCTCAGGATACTTGGTCTATCGCCCTCGAAAAATTTTTGAAACCAATCCGCTGCTTTATGATTATGTTGTTCAGCGCAAAAGATTATATGATGCACTTGAAGAGGATGACGTTGGAACATTGATACACCCCGTGTTCGCTTCTGGTGGGATGCAGGCAATGTGCGAACGTTACACGATGACCGAGAGTCGTGAGCGTGGAGGTTATACCCAGTTTGAGATGCAATTTGTTGAAGCTGGTAAAGCGAGTAATGTTATTGGTACTTCTATTAACACAGCAGGGATGGTGAATAGCACAGCAGACGCCGCTGATAAGACAGCTGTTGATCTTATGCCTACGGATATTTAAGATGGCTCTTAGCAAGGAAAGAACAGAATTAGCAGGAGTCATCGATAGATTGTTGACTAATCTGTCTCTGTTAGTCACGTCGCAGACTGGTCGCGATGGGGTTGAACTTCGTCACCAGATAGGAAATATAAGATCGAATTATTATACCATGATAGTAGATGGGACTTTTGCTACGGAGTTGCAGGCCTGCTTCAAGTCGGCGCAACAAGCCAATGTGAAGCTTGCTACGTTGTTTGTCGTCCATGAGGGCTTGTTTGATGAAGTTCCAGTTGGAGAATTTTCGGCTGCTGTGGTTCAGATGGCAATCATATTTTGTTTGTCGACCGAGAGCAGAATTATTACAACTCTTAAATTCACCAATCGAGATGATGTTGAACTTATGCTTGGTAAGATGCGAGGTGTATTTGATATCGCGCGGGTATTGGCTGCTGACGCCCCCGATACGTCTGCTTACCAGCAGCTGACACTGCTAGCTGGAAGTTTGATTGATCATCTTTCCAATGTTTCGAGACCTCTGCCAAGAATGGTCAAGTTTTCATTGAAAGCTTCTCTACCGTCTCTGACGTTGAGTCAGCTACTTTACTATACAGCAGACCGTTCCGAAGAGATCGTTGATGAAAACAAAATTGTTCATCCCGCGTTTTGTTTGAGGGAACTTCGCGGATTATCGGCATGAGTGACGTTCGTATCAGGGAGTTATTCAGTCTTGAAGGTCCGACGATGGATTTTTTCCTTCGTTCGGATTTGTCGTTAGATGAACGTGAAGAGCTGGCCAGTGCCGTGCGTCTGGCACTGGGGACTGATAGCCTTGCAGGGATCAACGACGTTTTACCCGATCCTGACAGTGACGACCGACGTGGTTGGTGGGGTGATTTGGATGCTGAAACTATCTGGAATGGCTGGCCTGTTGGTTGCAAGAACTGGTTGTTGACT